AACTCGTCTGCAATGTTTGGCTGTACGAATGCAAACTCATCACAGTATAGTAGGGATATTGACATACCGCGACCAGTGTTGCCAGTAGTAGTTGCTGATACAATACGTGATCCATTATCAAATTCTATACTTCCTTTGTTATAGTTAGTAACACCGCTACGTATGTAATCTGGGCACAACTCATAAGCATATCTTATGCGTTGCATAATTTCCTGCGAACCTGTGTATTTGTGTGCGGCTACTAGGATAGTTTGATCTGGGTGAAACATCGCATACCACAACAAGTATCCGGCAGCGCAGGTAGTTTTACCGCTTTGTCGTGGCATCATGTTGATGTTAAATCGATAGTTGTGATAACTATCCATTAACCTTAATTGATATTCAAACGGTTCAAATTTTATCTTACCTTGAACAGGATGTTGAATGTAAAAGAAGTTTTTAGCAAAATACAAATATCCCAACTCAGGATCCGCGCACATGGAAAGATCCTGAATCTGTTGTTCAGTAAATTTTTCTTGTTTATGGGCTTTCTTAATTAAGACGCCGTCTAATGTTTTTCCTGCCATGTGATTATTTACCGAAAAAAATAGACCCCAAAGGGTCTATTTGGCACCTTGGACAGGGTGCTAACTGCGACGAAACTATTATCTGTCTTCTTTGATTTCTTTATATAGTGCAAACAACTGACTCTTCAATTGTTCCAATGCCATAGGGTTGTCGCCACCGCTGGCTTTTGGATATGCGCCTTTCTTCTTGTGTAGGTCATCACCGGAAGGTATGGCAGCATCCATACCATATGTAGTTGGTTCATCCATACCAGTTCCTGCAGGACTATTTTTTAGTTCATCTGCAAGACCTTTGACTTCGCCCGCCACTGCTTGCATTTCTTTTTTGGCTGCTGGCTCTTTACCTGGATCAGTTTCTTGATCGTCAGGCTGTGTGTCAGGAGCAGATGCAATCTTAATCAAATCTCTCATGTCTGGTTCTTTTGGACCTTCTGGCTCTATACCAATAGGTTCTGTTTTAGGAGCCAACATTGGCTGAGAAATAATTGGTGGAACATCAGCAGGTGCTGGCATTGGCATCGGTGCAGGACTTTGTCCCAGTACACCTGGTGCTAGTGGGCTATCTGCTTTGTTCATTAAATTCAACAAGTCTTTGATTTGATCGATACCTTGAGCATTTAAATTAACGCTCATAGATACTGGAGGTGTACTAGGTGCACCAGGAATGCTGGTAGCACTGTTCATCATACCGCCACAGTTTTCTGTAATTTGTTTGCCTTCTGAAATAATATTCAGTAGTTTTTTCATTTCCATTTTATTTTCCTTTTAAGGCTTTAGAGCCAATTGGGCTGATAGATGTGCCTTCTGGCATTTCTGTGGCCGTACCGCGTGGAGAAGAACTTGCTAGAATAGCATCGTTAACACCTTTGTACTCCTCGCCTGCATGTTTTTCTTTCATAAGGTCTTTAAGCATTGACATGTTATGTTTTTCGCCTACGATACCTTGGTTATTTGATGGTTCTGGATCGCATTGACTTAGTAATGCTTTACCGTCATTTTCTTTAGCGTGTTCACGCTCTTCATGTGTAACAGTATATTCGTTGGCTCCTTGAACACGTAGCATTGATTTTGCGCAACGGCACATATCAACAATGTACTGCTCAAGTACCGGACTAGTTGTTGGGTAGTGTACTTCTAAATCAAAAACAGTAACTGATTCGTTTTTAAGATTAGGAAAGTCGATTTGAGTTTCTTGAATAGGACTGCTTTTTCCCTTGCTTAGATTTGCAATGGAAAATTTAGATACTGCTGAACGTAGGTCTTCAGCAAACCCTTCTCCAAGTTTTCCTGCTACTTTAATTTTAAAAGCATAGGTCTTCTTGCTTTCTGTTAGATAGTCTTTAAATGATTTCATAGTTCGATTCCAGTAATGTATTTATTTTATATTGCGCAGTTTTTCCAAGAGGCTATTGCGGTCTGTAATAAGTACACCTTCGCCGTGAATTGCACCAGCGCCATCTGGGTCTTTTCCTTGTGCATCTTGATCTAATTTTGCCTTTTTTAACTGCAATTCGATCATTTTTAACTTCTTATCGATCTTTGCTGATTTAGCATCTATGGCATTTTTAAGTGCTGATTGTGCTACTTCAAAGATTCTACTGCTGTATCTTGGCTCTACATTCATGCCCAAATCCATTAAATCGTCATAAGCATCTGTAGCACGTTGGGCTAAAGTATCAAATTCTGTGTCGCTTAGGTCTCCAAGACCTTTTACCTGCGGTAATGCCGATGCAATTTTGTCTATTTCACCCATGTCGCGAAATAGGTTATCGGCAGGTGCTGATACTTTAGGGTCTAATTTCCCACGCTTCTTTTCAGGTTTAACTAGTTCTTGTGTTTCAGGCAAGTTAAGTAATTCTTCAAGTTTCTTCGTCATAACTATACTTATCGCTTTCCTTTATGGAAAATGTCGTTTTCAGAAATTACTCGAAATGATATACTTTGCCTTGCACACCATGCTCTTGCGGCTTCCCATTTTGCCATATTTTTAATGTAGGCTGCTTGGTTCATAGGATTACGACCGACACGTTCTTTAATTGCCTGTGCCGCAGGTTTTACTTCCCAAACTTCTGCATGTTGTTTGCCGTTTTTATCAACATAGTTTACAAAAAAATCTGGTACGTAGATCGTTTGTTTTCCGGTTAACGGGCAACGATAGGGTATCTTAACTGCTTCGCTGGCCCACTTGTCAATGGCTGGGTTATTGTCGCACATGTTCATCACAGCCCACTCCCAACTACTGCGGTAAGTAGGAGTCCTGTTTCCTATGTATTTGTCAGGATTTTTTAATACATATTTTCCCTGTGCAAACTTTGTCATATTAACACGTTTCGTTTTTCTAATAGTTCACTGGTGTCTTCTACTCGAAACCCTAGTGTTGAATTTTTTTGTCGATTATAGTTTAACACTTCAGTGACCACTGCACTTAATTGCAGTTCTGTAAGCCCTTTAAGTGTATCCAATAACTGAAATACATTTACTTCATCCAATTTAGCCTGTTGCAGTAACACAATAGATGTAGAATTACTTGCAAGGTCATCAAACCCGCGTTTTTTAAAAAATCCAATTACTGCATCTATTTCGCTGGCTGGAAATGTAATTGTCTGATTGAAGTAATTATTAAAAAATAATTTGACAGCCTGACCGCTGTCTGTGTCTTGTTGTTCTGGTGGTAAATTACTATTTGTTACCATATTATCCCTTTACGTCTGCTACAACTTTTTGTGCTAACGAAGTTAATTTTAAATTTCTTCCGCTGGCCATTAATGCTTTAACTTGACTTTCTGCATTTGGTCCGGGTGGTACAACTCCTGCTGTGGTTGCTTTAGTCACTAAAGTATTTAAGGCTTCTGGATTGTCGTTGATCACTGATTGTTCGCTGGCTGTTAATGACTGCGGTCTAACAGATTCTTTGGGTGCTAATGCACTGGTAGTTTGATTTTGTCCGCGGCCTGCTTCTTTAGGAAAGGCTACATTGGCAACACCACTGACGTCTACACCTGTGACTGCTGTGATGGCACTTTTTGCTATGCTGAATCCTTCTCGTTGAAGGCCAGGTCTCGTTAATTCTTTGGCGTTTTTAAATGTGTTTGCACCTTTGACCAACGTACCAAATAATGCACCTGGGTTGGTAAATGTATCAGGATTACTTAGGTCTCCTAGTATGTCAGAGACTCCGCCTAGTACGCCGCCTTGGCCAAATAAACTTGCTGTTCCGCCACCTAATATACTCAGTGGGCTTGGTACTTTGTCGTAATATTCTGTACCAAATCCTGTAGGAATTCCTTGTTTAACTGCTCCTACTCCGTAAACTACACCTTCGTAGATTAAACTCATTGTGTTTTGTGTAGTGCCAGCGCCTTCTGCATACTGTAAATTATCGTGTTGAAAACTTACTATTTTAGGATTTATAAGTGTAAAACACTGATATGATTTGCGACTTAATTGAAAAATTTGTACGCTGGTAAAAAACGGCACTGAACTGTTATTATCTAAACCAAATCTAAATTTATAAAATGAATCGAATGCATTACTTTGAAATGCTACTGGTGTTGCAGGGTCGCTGCCGCCACCTCTGCCGCTGAGATTTGGTTTTTTCTTAAATAAATTTCTAGCGCCGTCGAGAATGGCACCGGGAACTTTTTTCACGTTGTCCCACAGATTTCGTAATCCTTCTAAACCAGCAAATGGAGTAGCACCGCCAGAGGAGCCTGGAACGCTGGGCATGGATCCTGCGCTGCCGCCGTGACTGGAATCTGCAAAATAATATCCGTAGTAACTTGCCCACATATTTGTTGAAATGCCTAGGTTATCGTCGTAGAGAATCAAATTCACTGGGTCGTATTCTATCTTAGTATGCACTTGTTTTTTTCTATTGTATTGATAGACTAAATCTGTTTGAATTTTAAACTTAGGCAAATCAACACTTTTGACCAGCATGTTTAGTGCTGTTATGTTGTTGCCAATAAACGGCATACGAGCCTTGACCACTGGATTGATGTTGAATACTACGTGATAAAGAAATTTTGTTTTTGGTGCTAATCGGTAATTACTATCTACAAATAATTTACTGGCATGCTTGAAGTCGCCCAGATTCCCCTTAGGGTTAGTTAGGCCACCGCCCACATTACTTAGAAAGTTTTTAAAGAATTTTGACATAATAATATTTATCCGGTGTTAAAAACTGTGCAGATAATAAAAAAAGGACACCGAAGTGTCCTTTTTAATCTCCCGGGTAAAATTAACCGCCACCGGTAGCAAGAGTGCCAAGTGCTCGGCCCACTGCTGTACCAACACCAGTGCCTGTTGGACTTTGAATTGCGTTATCATAACGAATTGTTAGTGCAACTGTCACAGGTTCGCTGGTAGCGTAGTTTAATGTATTATAGTTAGCGCCTTGTAGATAACAACCGTAGACTTCCCATGTTTCTAATACTGACGGTGTGTTTGCACCATTGCCGCCATCTAAAATCTCGATACGAGTTGTAAACTTGTAATCGCTGCCGCTGGCTGCGCTGGCCTGTTCAAAGAAGTCGAACTGTTTCTGTAGTTGTTCGCCAACTAGTTTTTGTACTTGACCGCTGGCATCATCACGTAGGTTAACACTGATGTTTTCCCATGTGTGTCGTCCTGCAAGACGTACTTTTGAATTATAAATTGGAAGTTCAATATCTTCAAAAGTTAAGTTTGGTCTTGTGCAATCGATAACTTGTTTAGTTAGTTCAGTTGTTGGTGTCGAAACTCCAAAGTTTTCAAAAGAAACTCTGAATCTGTACTGCAACTTGGGCATTAACATGCCCTGTGCGCTTGCAGATTGGTCACTAGCCAACGGTACTGATAATTTGCTTAGTGTTGAAATAGCCATTGTATGCTCTCCGTTATTTTTATTTATTCACTTATAGTCCAGCGATTTCGCCAGTGTTCTTCAAGCGTACTGGAATGTAAATGAACTCAACGGCCTTGACAGGTTCAATAGCAATGTCTACGTATAGTTCATTTCTATCAATTCTGTTAGGTGTGTTGTTGCTTTCATCGCAGACTACTAAGAAGTCATACAGTGCTCGTTGTCCAACTAGTTCTAACAATAGGCTTTCGACCTGTTGCTTGATCTCATCACGAGTGATTTTGTCGTTGGGTTCAAAGATGTATGGTTTTGCTAGTTTGTTCAACTGGCTACGTAGATAAATTACCAAACGTGCTACGTTGATGCGATCTAACGCACTTGCATTTCTTGCTCTAGTCTTTTGTCCAAAGTTCACAAGACCTGCGCCTACAAAGAATGTAATTGGGTTAACTTTTACATTGTACAATGTATCGCGTTGGCCTTCATTTAGTGCTACTGATTGGAATTCGCCTTCGTCAGTTAAGTAACCAACTGCTGTAGCGTTGGTAATACCACCACGACGTGTACCTGCTGGTGCAAACCATGGGAATGAAACTTGATCGCTTAGAGCAATCATACGCATAATCATATGGCTTGGTGGAACAATAATGTCTCGGCCAGCGTTGTCGCTGGTAAAGCCCCATGGATAGAAAACGCCTAGATATTCATCACTGCTTACAAGACCCTTTTCGTTGTCTTCTAATGCTAGTGCGGCATTTGTACCCCAGTTGTTAATTGTTGTAGCATCTGGTGTTAAACGTGCAGGTGTATCGCCAATTACGAATGCTGTTAAACCACGATCGTA